TCAATCGTATCGTTCAAGGTACAACAAAAGCAGAACCAGAACTATTAGACGAACTAGGTATCACACTTAGATTAGAAACTGCTACGCGTAGATATGCTAATGCTATCGGTAAAAGAAGAGACGAACTAACTACTTTTGAAAGATCACAAGCGGTTTTAAATGAAACATTAAGACAGGCAGCAGACAACTTCGGAGCAATCCAGGGACAAGTTCCTGTTAACGCTTTCAATAAGTTACAAACAACAGTTACCGACTTAACTATGAGTTTCCAAAATTTTATAGCACCTATTGCAAACTTCTTTGCAAATGTATTCTCAACTAATATTACAGCAGCAGTAGCCGCTATTGGTTTATTCGCTGTATCTATTATTAAACAGGTTATACCTACACAAGCAGAAATGGTAGCAGGCTTACAAGAATTTTCAAGTAAACACGACCAAGCATATAAAGATGCAACTGCTGACCTTGAAGCATATAATGTAGCCCAAAAGAAACTAAGACAAACTGAAGCACAAGCAGCTGCAAATGCAAAAAGAACAGGAACAACAACTGCTAAAAGTATGGTAGCGGGTGGAGCACAGAGTCCAATATTACAAAGGGCCGCTAAGGGAATAGGAGACTTATCTGGAACAGACAAAGCAAACTTAAATAAAGCACTAAAATCTGCAGAAGCACAATACAGAAAACATGGTAAGATTGTTCGAGGAATATTCAAAGGAATGGAAATCGACAAAGTCAGAATGTTAGACCAAAGTACAAAGCAGATGGCAGCAAAAAACATGACTTTCACACAGAAAGCGGGTATGCAATATGACATGATGAAACTTAAGTTTAAGAAAGCAGTAACATCAATGCAAGTTACATGGGGTAAAGGTATGGCTGCTATGGGAAGAGCAGGTATTAAGTTCGGTAATGTAATGAGTAAAGTTATGGGAGCAGCAGGGGTTATCGGTATAGTATTAATGGTTGTACAAATATTAATGTCAGCATTAAAAAATCTTGATAATATTATACTTTCTATTATGTCTGGTATAGGAAAATTTGTAGATTTCATAGTTGGTATGTTTAAAGGGCTAGTACAAAAACTAGCAAATATACTAGGATTCATCAAAGGAGAAACACCAGCACTTGATGCACTTATTGTTAAATTAGATAATTTTAGTGCAGAAAAAGAAATGACTAAGTTTGGTCAAGGATTAGTTGGAGAGGGTTCTGCATTTGGAGATTTTTTACAAGGAACAAGAGATGCGGAAATAAGAGCAGATAAATTAGAAGACAAACTAACTTCTATGGCAGAAAAAACAGCAACTCTAGCCGATATGGAAGAAAAAAGAAACGAAATCGCAAAAAGAAGAGTAAGAGTAGCAGAAAAAGAACTAGCAGTATTACTTGCAAAGAAAGCAGCAGGTGAAGATGTAGATGAAGGCGATATAGCAGGTTTACAAAGAGATATTGCACAAGGTGGTTTTAGTGCATTACAACAAGCAGAATTTCAAGGTAATATATTAGGAACATCAGGTATTGTAGGGTCATTAAGAGAGTTAAGGTCTGCTCAAGAAAGCGGAGACTTCAGTAGTACACAGATAGCAAGAATGGAGAATGGCGTACAACGATTAATGAACGAACTAGTTGGAGTTATTCCTGGAATGGAGAAGTTTAAAGATGTAACTAAAGCAGATGCAGATGAATTAGATAAATTTGTTACTAATAGTATTAATGCTGGACAAGGACTAAAAACACTTACACAAATTACAGAAGAAGCAGAAAGAAGAAGAGCAGAAGCAACAAAAAATATAGCAAATACTTTCTATCATAAAGAACTTTCAGCAATGAAAAGTTTAGTAAGCACTATAAAAGCAGTAGAAGCTGCAGGTGCTAATTTAAGTGACTCAGAAGCAGGGACAGTTGCAAAACTTCTTGGTATGACAAAAGAACAAGTTTTAGGTATGGGTCTTACTGAAATTATTGCCCATGTTCAAGGTGTACAAACAATGGTACAAGGCGAAATTGATAGTGTCCAAACTAGAGCAATGGCACAGTTAGGAACTCAATTAGCAACAGCACGAGTTGGTTCAAGAAAAGATGCAGCTGCAGTAAGAATGAAAGAACTTATAAAAATACAAGAGTTTAAGAATAAAGAAGCAGATGTACAAGCAAAAATAAATGAACTAATGTACACAAATGGTGTATTAGATGAAGAAAAACAGAAAGATAATGCAAAATTAATTGAACAAGAAACTATGAGATTAAAGATTGCTCAAAAACAAACAGAGGAGTTTGAAAAATCAACAACAACAGCATTTAAACTTCAACAAACCTTTGCAACAGGACTTCAAAAAATGTTTGAAGATATAGCAACAGGGGCTGCTTCAGCAAAAGACGCATTTAAATCTTTAGCAACATTAATACTACAAGAGTTAGTAAAAATAGCAGCACAAAAAGCCGCTATGGCAACAATCAATGCACTGGGATTTGGTTTTGCAGAGGGTGGTATTATACCACTAGCAATGGGCGGATACACAAGAGGATATCGTTCTGGTGGTGTAGTAAGTCAACCAACTTTCTTAGTAGGAGAAGGCAGATACAATGAAGCAGTCGTACCTCTACCAGATGGAAGAAGTATTCCAGTTGAAATGCATGGTGGCGGAAGTAATGTTGTTGTAAATGTGAATGTAAATGGACAAGGCTCAGCGCAAGTATCAGGTAATGGTGGAGCAAACATGGAAGCCATGGGTAAAGCAATAGCAGCACTTGTACAGAAAGAAATGGTAGAACAACAAAGACCTGGCGGAGTATTAAGTCCGTATGGAGGCACAGGATAATGGCACTAGGATTTACAACATCATCTAATTTTGGAAGTAGAGCAGTAGTGCCTGATAAAGGTATGTCCGCACCATACAAACCTAGAGTTCTTGTAGCAAAATTCGGAGATGGATATGAACAAAGAGTTAGAGATGGAATAAACAATGTTCAAAGAACTTTCTCAATAACTTTCAAGAATCAACCAAAAGCAATCATTGACGACATTGCAGGATACTTCAATAGTCTTGGTGGAGTCGATAACTTCAGTTTCACTATACCTGACTCAAATGAATCAGGTAGCGAAGAAACACTAAAAGTAGTATGTGATACATGGACAAAGACATATTCATACGACGAGTTTTATAATTTAACAGCAACACTAAGAGAAGTATTCGAGTCATGAGCAACGTAAATTTACACACCGACTTTCAAACACTAGTACCAAGTTCTGGTGGAGTTACTGATGGTAATGCTTTAGTAACTGTATTTGAAGTAGAACTAAAAGATATTGGTGGAGTAGGTGTTGATAAACTTTATTTTCACAATGATTCTACTTCTTCAGGCGGGAACATTCAATGGTACAGTCTAATCAATGAGACAAATTACGGGTCAACTACATCTTCCGATTATCAACAAGTTTCTTATACCGCCTTTCCAGTCGAAGCCGATGGTTTTGAATACAAAGGAACAGGCTCACTTCCAAGACCCACAATCAAGTTCGCAAACATAAACGCATATTGGAATACTTATCTTACTAATTTCGATGGCCTGTTAGGAGCGAAGATTATTCGTAGAAAAACACTTCGTAAGTACTTAACAACAAATCCGCCTGTAGAGTTGAATAGAGAAATTTATTACATAGAAAGAAAAGCATCTGAAAACGGTGTGGAAATTTCATTTGAGTTAGCAAGTGCGTTTGATGTGGAAAAGGTTAAATTACCCCGAAGAACCGTAATCGCTGCCCGTTGTCCGTGGAAGTATCAAGATACTGACCAAGGAGGTTGTGATTGGCCAAACGATAATGAGTTTACTATTAATGGAGTGGCTTATATATTATATTTTGATAAAGAAAATACACAAATAACTTTAGATACTACTGATTCATCATATACTGAAAATACTTATAATTACTGGGGGTTACAAAATACTCAATCTAATAGAACGACAAGTTTGTATGCAGCCAAGTCTTATGCAGTAGACCAGTATGCAGAATATCAAAGACCAGTAGGAGATTTATTTACAGTAGCAGGTATTACAAATGGCAGTAACGCAACAGTTTATCAATTATCAACTTCAGCACATGGTATAGTAGTAGGTGACTATGTAATAGCAAAAGGCACTACTAACTATGACTATAAACAAGTTCCACTTTATGTTACAGCAGTAAGTGGAGCAAATATAACAGTTGAAGATGATAATAGTGCTAGTGGTTCTTACACAGCAAACTCAGGATTTTTACAACTTACTAGGCGCACATTGTTCCGATGTATAGCCGCACACAGTATCGCCACAAGTGATTCAGTAGATGATTTAATCAGACCGACTAATATATCTTACTGGAAACGAGGCGATATCTGTGGTAAGACTTTAGATTCTTGTAAAACAAGATACGGACATAGACCTGAAGTAGGTGGTTCACTTATAACTGTACAAGCAGCAATAAATACTACTACCGGATTACGACAAACAGGGTCAGGTTATACTAGTGCACCTACAGTTACTATCTCTGGAGGAGGTGGCTCAGGAGCAGCCGTAACTGCAAATGTTGTAGGCGGAGCAGTAACAACTTATACAATTACAAATGCAGGAAGCGGATATACTTCTAACCCAACAGTAACCGTATCAGGTGGCGGAGGCTCAGGAGCAGTCGCATATGCAAACATTTATAACCCAGTCAATTTACCGAATAGTAATGTATCATTACCATTTGGAGGCTTTCCAGGAGCAGCATTATATTAATGATAGAACCAGTAGAACAAGAAATATTTGAATACATAGGAAGTAAAATACCAGAAGAAGCATGTGGTATTGTAGGTATTCGTAAAGGTAGAATGAAATTTTATCCAACAGAAAATCAAGCATTTGATAAACTAAATGACTTTGTAATCGACCCAAAAGATTATAGAGATATAAATGCAGAATGTGATGTTGTTGGAATAGTACACAGTCACCCACATGGTGATTTAGAACCAAGTCCTTTAGATAGGGCTGCCTGTGATAGATTAGGTATACCTTGGTATATATTTAACACAGAAGAATATATAAAGTTAGACTCCAAGAATGAGATTCTACCATTGATAGGTAGACCATTTGTATTTGGAGCATATGACTGTTATACAATTATAAAAGATTATTTTGATACTATCGGTATACACATCAGAGAGTATCAGTATGAGTGGGAGTTCTGGGAAAGAGGACAAAACCTCTATGTAGAACACTACGAAAAAGAAGGATTTAAAAAAGTAACAGACGGAAGTCTAAAACCGAATGATGTCATATTGATGGCATTAAATAGTGAAGTAACAAACCACGCGGGCGTCTATATGGGCAACTTTAAAATGTTACATCATGCACCAAGCAGATTATCTTGCAGAGATAATTACAATGGTATATGGAGAAACATTACAAGAATGGTTGTTAGACATGAGAGTATGATATGAGAAAAGTTTATTTAGAAGGAGTATTAGGGGATAAGTTCGGTCACGAATGGAACCTCGATGTTGCCTCGCCATCAGAGGCGTTGCAGGCAATCGCTGTTCAACGACAGGGCTTTAAACAATATCTCATTGATGCAGCAGACAGTCTAGCATATGAAATTGTTTTTGGAGATAAAGAACT